CCTTCAGTTAAAATGCTCGCAGATTTACGCGAAAAACTAAAACCACTCAATATTCCGATTAAGTTCAAGCTACCTAAACAAGACACACTCGAGCCGTTTTTGGTGATTGGGCAATCTAGCTCGGACACGTCAAAAACAGCTCAAACGGGGCTTATAATCGAGGATATGAGCGTACAGGTTGATATCTTCTTACCGGGCACGGAAAGCCGGGCCGGGGTCGAGAAAATCAAATCTGAGGCCCTTCGCAGGATCGGCCACAATCGCAATATTAACGCGAGCGTACTCTTAGACGATACGATAGGCCGTGAAGTCTATCATATTGTCATTGCATTAACAGACACAATTTTTTAAAAGGAGCATTTAATACATGGGTGCAGAAGAAGAAAAAGCAAAAATTAAAATTACGATCGCAAAGCCGGTCGTAGGTAAAAAAGTATTTTATTTCATTCAATCAATTCACGCTGAAAAAGGTAACGGAGCAATGCTTCCAGCCTATCGTACAGATGGTACTACTACCATGGGTGGTGAATACATTGACGAACAAACTCAACAAGGACGCTTGCTTGAAAAAGCAACAGATGAGCACTCAATCGAGTTGACTCAATATTTCGCGCCTAAAGATCCATCAGTTCAAACTGTTCTTGACGCACAAAAGACAGGGGAATCATTGAAGATCTGGCGCGTTATCGTTGATGATAGCGTCAAAGACGCAACTTCCGGAAAAGATACCTATCCAGCTCAATTTGGTTATGGTAAGATCACGGACGACGTCGAATTCACTGACGCAATCGATGGATTCGTTGAGTTGAACTATACAGTGGGGATCGTTGGACGCTTGCGTGATGGACGTTTCCCACTTTCAGCGGACGAAATCGCAATGTTGAATGACGTTTACGAGTACCAAAACCCGGGCGAAACAACAGGCGATTACAACAATATCACACGCTAATTTTTCAAGCAAAGGGGCTTCAAATGCCCTTTTGCTTTTATTTTTTTGACAAAAAAGGAGTTATTCAATGGAATTTACAGTTGGAAGTCGTTCGATCGAGATCAAATTTGACTATATGACAATGTACAAGGTCAATCGTGATCTGGGATCTCAAGGCCCAGATGGTAAACGTAACGAAGACGGCGTCGGAGCTCTATTCCTTCGTGTTGTGGATCGTAACGATTCGGCTCTAGTGGATCTTATCAAGCTATGCGCTTCTAAAAAAGCGAAAGCCGTAAGCGATGAAGAAGCGATCAAAGCGATTGCGAACAAAATGGAAGATCTCGGAGCAGAAAGCACAGAACCACTATTTGAAGCACTTGAAGAAGAGATGGTTGAATCTGGTTTTTTCAAAGAGAAAGTTTCGAAATACTTAGAAAATCTCGAGCTGGGATTGAAGTACCTCAAAGCCAAAGCAGAAACAGCGGAGGACAAAGCACAAGCGGAGCTTCAGATCGAACAGACGGAAGCGCAAATTGGGCGCTTGAGAAACGCAATCTCTTAATAGAGTGTGCGCGTTTGGGTCTAACTGATCCGAATATTATCTTTTCGTGTACCAAGACAGAACTTGACGCGATTCGCGAGGGTCTTTATTATCGAGCAATCGAAGAAAGGGAAAACCTTGTCGAACTTGCTTTTAATCTTCGCTATACGTTGAACGCTAAAAAAGCGGACTTTGGCAAGTTGAGCAAGAAAAAGGATCGCGAGAAAGTGCGTCGTCTATTCAGACAACACGAAGAACAAAAACGAGGAAATTCTCAGAATATGCTTGAAAAGATCGAGCGTCTTAACGAGCATTTTAGAAATAGATAATAAAAAAGGAGGTGATGGGCGATGGCTTTTGACGGATCAATTGAAGCGATTATTGGTGCGGACTTATCGGGATATGAAAAGGCGATGAGCGACGTCGTAAATTCGACACGTAAAGCATTTCAGAGCGCTGCACAAGAGGCCTCTAAAAGTGCAAATCAGATGATTCGTGAAGTCGGGGAATTAATGAACCGGCTCGCAAACAGTAACCAGAATATCGGATCTAAAATCGGCCAAGGGTTGACCGGTGGATTCAAAATCGCCCTCGGAGAGCTACAGCGTATCTCTTCTAACATCGGCGCAAAATTACCTGACCCCATACGAAAGGCATTTACTCGCGTTTCGGCTGACGTAAAATCAGTCTTTGGAGCGATGAAAAACGACGTTTCGGCCGTTGGGGCTAGTATTAATTCCAAAATTAAAAAAGCGTTTGATTTTGATATTTCAAACGCTATTAAATCGCCAAAGAGTGCTTTTGCTGAAATGGCAAATAGTGTTGACTCTATGGCGCAGAGTATCAGCTCCAAAGTCCACGGTTTAGGTTCGGTCTTTACGAACTCAGCAAACAATATGTCCGGATCGTATAAGACGGCCTTTGGCTCTATTGGGGACGCTATGGCCCGTCTCGAAGCTCGAATCCAGTCCGTGGCTGGGAATCTTACGAGTGCACTTGGCCAAAGAGTTCTGAATCCGATCAATTCGTCATGGTCTAGTATGTTTACCAACCTAACCAGCAAGGCAAATGGCTTTGCGGAACGGGTTCAAAATTCGTTCGGAGGCAAAATCTTGTCCTCGGTTAACAGTCTCGCGAGCAATGTAAGCGGACGGCTCGGGAACGCGTTTCAAACAACGGGCCAAAAGGCAGTAGGAGCCTTGACCGGGATTGTAAATCATACAAATCAAGCGGCGAGCGCGTCAACTAATCTAGTGAAGCAGGTTTTAGGTGTGGCTGCTGCTTATAAACTCTTCGATCTCGGGAAACAAGCGATCAAGAGTACAGTCTCAAAAGCTGCTGAATTTGAAGCCAAAATGAGCAATATCAAGGCCGTGACTGGTGAGAGCGCAGCAACGATGAAGCAATTCAACGACGCTGCAATCAAAGCTGGGGCCGATACAGCCTTTAGTGCTGGTGAAGCTGCTGACGCGATCGGTGAACTTGCAAAAGCCGGGGTATCAACAAAAGATATCCTAAACGGTGGGCTTACCGCGTCCCTTAACTTGGCCACAGCTGGGGAATTGGATCTGAAAGAAGCGGCTGAAATTACATCGACAGCTTTAAATGCGTTTAAACGTGACGGCATGACAGCCACACAGGCAGCGAACCAACTCGCGGGAGCTGCTAACGCGTCAGCGACAGACGTCCACGAACTGAAATATGGACTTTCCGCAGTCGCTCCCGTTGCTTCTGGGCTTGGTCTATCGTTCCGCGATACCACAAACGCCCTCGCAGTATTTGCTCAAAACGGTCTCAAGGGATCAGACGCCGGTACATCACTTAAAACTATGCTTATGAATTTGCAACCGCAAACCAAAGCACAAACGAACATGATGAAAGAACTCGGTATCATTACAGCCGATGGCTCAAACCAGTTCTTTACAGCCGAAGGTAAAGTCAAGTCGTTTGCTGAGATTTCTCAAGTTTTGAAAGATAAACTCGGGGGGCTTACCGACGCGGAAAAACAAATGGCTTTGAAAACCATGTTCGGTACCGACGCGGTGCGTGCTGCAACTATCGCGATGAACGAGGGAGCAGACGGCGCCAACAAAATGCAAGAAGCGATCGACAAAGTAACGGCTGCTCAAGTTGCTGCTGAAAAGCTCAATAACTTAAAAGGAGCCGTCGAAGCATTGAGTGGATCTTGGGAAACGTTCCAGATCAAAGTTGGTACGGCAGTCCTTCCTATCCTTACGACACTCGTAAAATGGCTTGACAAGTTGGTGGACAAATTATCCAACTCCCAAGGGTTACAAAAATTCCTAGACGCTCTAACCTCATTAAATCCGGCGTTAGATCAATTTCTTAATGGGACTAAAATGTCCGACGAACAAGCGAATAAGTTCAAGGATACCATGCAGACCGTAAAACCAGCCGTAACGGGTCTTATTGGAGCGTTTGCGTTTGGTCCAGCCGTTAGTGGGTTGACTTCACTTACTGGCATTATGGGCGTTGTCGCAAGTAAGACGATGGGTCTCGGATCTATCGCGTCAAGTGCATTTAGTGCGGCTGGCGGATCAATTTCGAGCTTCGTTGGTAAGATCGGCGGTATTCCGGGCGTACTTGGTGGAGCAGCTTCACAAGGTTTATCAGTCCTTGGAATGATGACGACTGGGATCGCTTCCGTTATGGGAATCGCTCTCGCGTCAATCGGCCCGGCTGCTATTCTGGGGCTAGTCCTAGCTGGCCTTGGCCTAATCAACCAACAATTTGGGCAACAGATCGATCAGTTAATTACCACAGTCACGACTAAAGGCCCGATGATTATTCAAAGCCTTGTAAATGGCATTACTAGTCAATTACCGAGTCTTATCGCTTCGGGTGCTGATCTAGTGGCAAAACTAGCGCAAGGATTCGCGACAATGTTCCCGGTTATTGTTGACGCTGGTATTCAGTTGATCGGTAGCCTCGTTCAAGGTGTGGGCCAAAATGCGGGCTCGTTGATCTCGTCCGCGGTAACTATTATCGGGACTTTGGTCAACAGTTTGCTTTCAGCATTGCCACAGCTTCTCTCTATTGGTATGCAGTTACTTCTTAGCGTTACACAAGGGATCTTGCAAAACTTACCGCAAATCCTTTCGACGGCGCAACAGATTGTAACTAATTTTATTACTAATATGCAAGCGCAATTCCCACAAATCCTCGAACAAGGTATTCAAATCTTGATGAATATCGTAAATGGTATTGTTCAATCGTTACCGACAATTATCGAGATCGCGACACAAGTCATTGTTGGATTTATGCAAACGATCTTGTCAAACTTGCCTACGATTTTACAAGGTGGTATTCAATTAATCGTGAGCCTCGTTCAAGGTGTTATTAATGCTTTGCCACAAATAGCCCAAAGCGCTGCTCAGATTATTAGTCAGATGATTCGTGGCCTTGCTCAAGCCTTGCCACAGTTAATCATGGCAGGGGCACAGTTAGTCGTACAGCTCGCACTTGCGATCATTAAGGGCTTGCCGAATATTGTTAAAGCTGCTTGGGAAATTATTAAAGGATTCGGTGAAGCCTTACTCAACTTCGTTCCAGAAGCCTTGAAAGCCGTCGCGGACGCTATCGGGAATTTCTTCGGTGGGATCTGGGATTGGATCACTGGTAAGTCGGACGAAGGCGGAGAAAAAACCAAGGCGTCTATTGACGGCACGGCTGAACATATTAAGAGCAAGAGTTCAGAAACAACGACACAATTAAGTACCGATGCTTCAACCGCTAGTACTAACGTGTCGACGTCTTACGATCAAATGAGCGCGAATACGATCGCGTCAACGTCAAATATGAATCTTGGCGTTACTACTAATATGAACCAGCTGGCCACAAATGCGATGGACAGCACAACTCAGTTGCAACAAACCGCTTCAACTAACTTCAACACGATGAACGTTAACGGGACAATGAATATGCAACAGCTTGCTGCAAATGCGGACACGTCATTTAACCAGATGAACGCAAACGCACTCGCTCAAACTGGCCAGATGAATACAGGCGTAACGACTAATATCGGCCAGTTAAACGCGAACGCAAGTAACGAGTTGAATCAGTTGATGAACAATGCGAACGCAAGCACGACGGGAGTCAACACGGCTGCAACCACCAACGCGCAACAAGCAAGCGCGAACGTTGTTGCAAACTTCCAACAAATGCAAACGGGAGCAACGAGCGCTACTAATGCGATGGTAGCGAGTACGCAAGCAGATTTGTCTAATATGGCTAAACAAGCCCAAACGGCAAGTTCTCAAATGGCGCAATCATTGACAACTAGTTTTCAAGGTATTCAAAAATCTGTATCAAGTGCGATGAGTGCTACGGCTCAAGCCATAAAAACTGGTTTAAGCATGATTTCGAGCTTGAGTACTTCAGCTGGTCAACGTTTAGAGGCTACATTTAGAACAACTTTCCAAAGGGTAACAAATAGCGCTAAAAGCGGTATGCAAGCATTTACTAGTACCATGCAATCAAGCATGGCGCAAGCCGTTTCGCTTGCTAGTTCATCTTGTGAACAGATTTCGGCTTCGTTTAGTTATCTCCCGGCATTGCTTCAAATGGTCGGATTTAACACGGGTATGGGTCTATATAACGGGCTTGCTTCGATGGCTGGTTCGCTGTACGATCTCGCCTATAGTATCGCTTCAAATATCGCTTCGATCATGAGTTCAGCTCTTGATATTCACTCGCCGTCCCGGGTTATGAAGAAAATCGGGGGCTTCACGGGTGAAGGTCTTTATATTGGTATGAAAGATTGGGTGTCAGATATCAACGGCATAGCCCGCCAGTATGCCCAAGCGATCACAGATCAAGATTATCAGACTAATAGTGTATTGACCACAAGCGCGAATGTGACAAGTTCGGGCGTTCGTTCGTCTCTTGAGGACTTGAGCGATGAGGTTAAAAATTCGCAACTTTCGAACCAAAAATTCGAAGTACATAACGAGATCGTGGGAGACAAGATCTATACTACGATCAAAGAAAAAGACGCAAGAGAAAAAGCGCTAGATGCTTATTTCGCGTAAAGGGGGAACGATGGACTTATTAATCGAAAAAGACGGCCAAAGTCAGAAATTATCTGGCCTTGGCCTTTACAATATCACGGTCGACGATTCGTCCCCGGCCGTGGAGTTATCAAGGCGAACCGTCAAGGGGCGCAATGGTTATATTTTCGACGGCTTGACTTATACCGAAAAGAAAATCTCAGTCACAGCTAGGCTTTCAGCGGGATCGATGGAGGACTTTTTAAATAAAAAGGACGAAATTTCTCGCTGGGTCTTGGGTGACGATAGCTTTTATATCACGAAATTGTACCAAAACGTAAATAATATTTACGAATTCCAGACTCCGGGGCAAACAACGGGCGATCTCGACATCTCCCAGTTGCCTCACGCAAACTGGAAATATCGTTATAACGTCGTGGGCGAAGGTCAAATCGAGTTTGATTTTATTGGTAATTCAGAAGCCGGGATCAAGTATAATGTTTCGTTCTCATTCGTGACAGCGGAGCTCCCGTATGGTGAGACAATCCCAAGGGATCTTCCACTTAGCACAAACAGTTTTCCATACAACGGAACGGCACCACTTAGCCAATTAGAAGTACCGTTTATTGTGGAATTGACCGCAAACGCTGATAATACTGATTTTTTCCTTGAGATTGACGGCCGTCGGTTTACTTACCAGCACACAGAAACGCCTTTGAGATCTGGCCAAAAGCTCCTTTTAAAAGGGGTCGAGACGGCGATCTATCAAGGACCAACGACGCAGGATCTAAACGTCAATAACCGGACAAATTACGAGTATTTCGTTATTAAGCCAAAACCTAACCGGTCGGTCAATTGGTTTACAAATTTCAAGGGGACTGTCAAGATCCTCGGTTTTAAAGAGCTTTATCGCTAGAGAGGAGGTGGATCATTGATTACTTTTTACGACGAAAGAGGCAACGGATACGGAGCCCAAGTCGAATTAACAACAAAAAACGCTGTAAATGGTGAGCGATCAATTTCGGGGACAATTGTTTCTAACAAGCAAGTTTTATCGAAATTAGATCGTGGGTGGAGCTTTACTTTCGATGGTGAACTCTATAAGATCATTTACGCAAAACCAAAGGACGAAGGGAAGAATATTTCGCTATCGTTTGACGCGGTCCACCAATTCTTCTACGATTTCGAGCACTCGAATTGTTATAAAGAGTTTAACGGCTCAAATCGCTTTGAAGTCTATATCGAAGCGATCTTCAAAGATAGTGGCTATCGTTATGTGATCGAAGCAGAAGCAAAGGCAATCCGGAAGGAGAATTTCGGAAACGCGAGCCGGTTGAAAATGTTTAAAGAGATCATTAAAGAAGCTGGTCTCGAATTTTCGGTTACTGGTAAGGTCGTTCGAATTTTGAAGAAAGTCGGGACTGACCTTTCGACGGTCGTTCGGAAAAATTTCAATATGAACGAGCTCACGATCGAAAAGAATATCGGTGGCTTTATTACATATAAGAAGGGCTTCGGAGCGTGGAAGGACGAAAAAAATCACGACATGGGCCGATATACCTCAGAATACGAGAGCCCACTTGCTCGGATTTATGGCCGGATCGAGGGCGAACCCGTAACAGATGAACGTTACAAAGAAACAGGTAAGCTCTTAGAACGGCTAAAGAAAGAAGTCGACGAATCCTATTCGATTTCGGTCCAGCTTGATATGGAAGATCTCACACAAGCGGGATATAAGTACACGCGGCCTCGCGCTGGTGACTATATCATGGCTATTAATGAGACGATCGGGTTCCGCGAGAAGATTCGTATTGTGTCTTACGAGAGCAGTTACGACGTCACGGGCCGGCTATTATCTCACAAGGTAACGTGTAACGATATCGGAACCGTCCAGAAAGCAATCACGTCGGAAGGCTCGATTATGCGAAGCGTGTCAGAGTCGAAACAATACGCTGAAGGCGCTCTTGAGGTGGCTACACAGGCGCTTGTTTCCGTGAATGGAAAGAATACCAACTATTACGGCACCACGAAGCCAAAAGACGAACCAAGAGGAACGCTTCACGAAGGCGATCTCTTGTACTTGACCGTGGGCGAGGAAACAGAACTCTATTATTGGAGCGGGTCGGAATGGCTCCCGAAAATTCTCAAAGTTGACACGTCAAAAATTGAAAAAATAGTCAACAATGCCCAAGTATCAACGAACCAAGCCATAGCACAGGCCAACGCAACAGCACAAGAAGCTCTCGCGAAAGCAGGAACGCTACCAGACACGTCCAAGCTATCTGACCAGATCAAGCAGCAGATTTTATCTAGTCCAGACTTAAATCAAAAAGTCATAGAAACTCTCAACCAGACTGACGGTGGGGTTATCTATAATAAAATTTTGCAAAATATCAAAAACGATTTTGCCGAGCAAAAGGATATTGGCCCTGTTTTAGCTGGTATTAACCAAAACATCAGAAACCAAACCGTCGAATTTAACAAGCTAACCGAATCTAACAAGGTTTTTGAGCGGATCCTTGGTACGTCTGAAACAGGCGCACCAGACAAGCTCTCACGATTGGTTATGTCCAGCGAGATCTTCCGGACAGAGGTCGGGAAGTATTCAAGCACGGGTGGCCCGAATATGCTCCGGAATTCGAGGGCGGACGATGGTCTTAATTATTGGACCGAAGAAAACGGGCATTTGAGCTTCACGGCTCACCAATTTTATCTAAACGGCCAAAAACGTATGTTTCTACTTTCAAGTGGTGCAGTTGTCAAAAGCCCACGCTTCCTTGTCAAACGAAATACAAATTATATGCTTAATTTGACAGCGTTTGACACAAATACAAAGTATTTTAGTATCGTGCTTAGGAAACGAAAAAAAGGCTCTATGAGCGATTACCAAGACATTGATATTATTTATAGAAAAACCGAATCACCAGCTTTTGACTCTACACGAGCTATCAAGAAATCATTCAGCTTTAATACAGGGAATTTTGACGAGGGCTACTTGGCCTTCTTTTATGACGGCAACTTTAGTGGTTGGTCTGGTCTGTTTATGACCGAGCTTGACTTCTACGAAGGCTCTAGCGATCGCTTATGGCAACCATCGCCAGACGATAGTTTAGGGCCATTAGAAGCTGTCAGAACTCAAGTAACACAGCTTGCCGGTTCTTGGGCAGTGCGTAACCTAAACAGCAATGGTGACGTGTTGAACTCTATCAATGTACTCGCTGACGGAACGAACCGAATAGATGGACGGTTGACTCATATCACTGGCCAGACCGTGATCGATGAAGCCGTGATCGATGGAGCAGCCATTAAAACCTTAACCGCTAACAAGATTTCTGGTGGTGAAGCTGATTTTTCGACATTCAGAGCGGTAAACTTTGACGCTGGAGCAATCAACACGGGAACTCTACGAGGTATCGATATTCGAGGTGTCACACTTGGAAGTATTGATGAATCGTTTATGATCGATACACCAAAAAATGAGATCAAATTCGATAATCACACGCTTCTAACGTTTTACAACAAAAACGATGGGACCGTATCAATGATCGGAAGTGGTGATAGGGCCTCCAATACAAAAGGTTCTGGTCTTTTGATTGGTGTCGATATCGATCCAGCCACAGCTTCGAAATTAAAAAATCAACAAAATAATCGGGACTTATGGACGGCTCGGACAGGAACAGCAACTTCAATCTTGATGGGGACCCGTGCGAATGGCCGAGGAGTTATCGAACAACTCACCACCGGGGAAGTAAGTATCGGGATCTCAGAAGTTAAAACGTCGACCGCGCCACAAGCCTATATTAAAATCGGTGATATTAATAATAGATATTACACAAGTAAAATTTCAATGCTTGCTGATTTCTTGGATATTGATCTAAACTCGCGTTTAACGCTGAATACTAACGCGATCAAGGGCACTTGGCAAGGCGATACAGTCATTGATAGTTACGGCTTGTTAAGTTTAGATGCCCGAGAGGGTGTGACAATGAATGGGCACGAAAAGGGGTTTATAAGCACGGAAGTTGTCGGAGCAAAACAAGTGTCTTCCGATTCTATGCGTACTAAGAGTATTAACATTGCGAATGATATTACTATCAAAAATAGAAATTTAGCAACCACTTTTAATACTTTAGTGGATTTTGTCGTCGCCATCGCAAAACATGCTGGCTGGACTAATATCGGAAATTATAAAATGTAAAAAGGGGCCACAAATGAACACAGTAAATAAAATTGTAACCGAGATCTCGCAGAAACTCGCAAACGCGATCGTAGAAGCCTCAAATTACAAGGTCTTATACGAAGAAGCGAGCGAAGAAAACAAGCGCGTAAACGAGCTATTAAGCAAATTTAACGACGTTTTGGATAGCGATCCAGCACTCAAGGACCTCTTTGACGAGGCATCTCAAAAATTAGAAGAAGGTAAATAATCATGGAATTTAAAATCATTAACAAATACTTGCAAGAAGAAGGACGTACTTTCGTATCGATCCGGTCAGCGAACCCTTACACAGCCTTTGAGCGTGTATTAATCGGGGACCGTACTAACGAATCAGATGAGGTGCTGATCCAAGCTGTGCTCGGACAAGTTGCGACTGAGCTAAACCCAGCAGATGGTGTGAAGAAGTTGCAAGAAGATTTGCACACGCAGGCCCAAGAGTACGAAACTAAACTGGCTGAGAAAGGCAAGAAGATCGCAGAGAATAAAGCTGTCTCTGATTGGGCTGTATTGGTTGCGGTGACCAACACAGAAAACCCACTTGATCCCACGTTATATGCGCGTGGTCTGGAACTCATCGAAGCTGGACAAGCTGGTAAGACTTACAAGCCTTACGAAATCTTTACAGTCAATGATCCAAACCATACTCCAAAATTCGGAGAAGGCCAACGTGTGCTAGTTCAAGTAAATCAAGATTTTACTTACAACAACGAAACAGTGGCTGATCTTGAAGGTGCGTTATCACAAAATGGTAAGTTGGCAGTCTGGAAATGGACTGAACCTAAAGCAACACCAGCAACAGACCCTATGACTACGGCATCTGCACAGTAAGCTAGTAGCATAATAGGGGGTGGTAAAATTGGACCTATTGGCACTAGTTGACAAATTAACTCCCGTCTTAGTCGTGATTATTCCCAGTTACTTTTCATTCAAGAGTACCAAAACCACTAAAGAAGCTGACAAACGTCTTGAGGGTCTATCTAATAAGATAGACACCCTCGAGAAGTCAGTATCAAGCGTGGAAGAAATCGGAAAAGATAACAATCGGAATTTGACGATTATCGGGAAAGGCTTACAACGGCTTCAACGCTTTCGATTGCAGGAGAACTTAAAAAACGCGTTAAAACGCGGACATACAAACCAGCACGAACTAGAGGAGCTTTCGAAATTATATGAGAGTTACGTCGAATTAGGCGGTAACGGAGCTATAAAAGTACTTTTTGAGCGCTTTTTGGAGCTAGAAATTAAAGAGGAGAAATAACATGGATCAAATTACAAGCATTATTACTTCATCGGCTATGAGCATTTTAGTTGTATTGACGGGGATCGTGGTACAAGCGATCAAGAAATACTTACTCATGCGCGGTGGTAAGAAAGCAATCGAGATCGTTGAGATCTTGGCAAAAAATGCGGTCAACGCTACAGAGCAAGTCTCGGATAAGTTGGATATCCACGGATCAGACAAGTTAGAGCACGCTAAAACTAGCTTGATCGAGGGCCTTGAATCTCAAAATATTCACTTGACCAATCAAGAGCTAAATACTTTTATTGAAGCGG